AAAAAAAAAAAAAAAAAAAAGGGGGGGGGGGGGGGCAACAGCTCTTTTATAAACATTGTCTATTGTGTGTCGGTCAACAGGTTTTGTTCATTTTTAAGGTGAAAATGTTCAGCGGTTCATGGAAAGCAACGCTTGAAAAATTCCTTTGTTGGTTAGCAAGTTTTCAGGTTTTAGGGTGAAATCTGATAAGGTTTGGTGAACATCCTGACAAAAAATTTCCAGTGGGGCGTGTCTACCACTCAAAAGAAATACACCCAATAGACAATTTTTATAAAAGAACTGTTGCCAACAGAAAGGAAAGAAGAAATGGCACTGTTTAGAAAATATGATTTTTGGTCTATCACAGATGGATTAGATGCTTTGATTGATTTTGATATGTCTGGCAACGAAAAGAATAGCATATACTGGGACTTTTATTCTGACCAGATCAGGGAACTGTCTATCATCGCATCTGATATGTACGATGAACTGGAAAAGATAAAAAGTACATTGTGGTATGATCTTCCCTACAAAAATATTGAATTTTGTGAAGAAGATGATTGCACTAAGACCTGTATAGCGTGGTGGAACACCGCAGCTTGTATGTTATCGGATGTTGATATGGTCGCATTGTTAGAGAGTGAAAACATATACCTTTATGGTGATGATGAACTTATTAGGGAAAAAGAAAAGAGAATCAAAGCACTGGAAAGACTGACCAAAAAGCAATACATAAAATTGCAGACAGTGGTGCTTGGGTTTATCACAAGATACCTTGAACTGGTGGGTGCGTTTGATGTGATTACTTCCTGCATCCGTGAATTGGAATATCACCAGTCAGCGGTACAGACAAAATCAGGTGTTGCATTACCTGATGCAGCTTATTTATAGAAAGAGGGTGAAGGGATGAAAAAGGTACTGGTGGCGTTCATTGAACAGGTCTTGCAGTTTGACAACATGGAAGAATATCAGGCATATATCAATGGCTTGAAAACTGGCAGACCGCAAAAATTCAAGGAAGTTGACTTGAAGCAGGATGCAACAGGAAAGGTCTTTCTGACTATCCGCAAACAGTACAACAATAATGTGTTCCCTGACTGATGGAAGGTGGTGAAAAAAGTGGCATTTGATTATTCAAAATTAAAGGGCAAGATCAAAGAAGTGTTTGGGACTCAAAAAGCATTTGCCAAGGCTATGAACATTTCAGGGGTGTCATTGTCTGCAAAGCTGAACAATACCGTGGCATTTACACAGTCTGAAATCAACAAGGCTTGTGAACTGCTTGGTATTCCCATTGAGTTCATCCCGGTTTATTTTTTTACTGAAAAAGTTAAGATGTCTTAACTTCCAAAGAAAGGAATGGTGATTAAAAGTGAAATTCAGCGAAAAACTGAAAGTGGCTATGCAGCAGTTGGGAATCAATCAGAAACAGGTGGTTGGGTTGACCGGGAAAAGTAAGGGGTCGATCAGTATGTACCTGAACGGTAAAACAACACCGTCTGAACAGGTTCAAAGTGATATTGCAGTATCGCTTGGACTTGCCCCTGATTATTTTCAACAGGAAGATTCACAGGCGGTCTTAATGCCGAAGGGGGAAGAAGGAAAGATCAGAAGGTTGTTGCCGGAAGATGCTGCTGTCCTGCTCGGCATGGATAAAAAAACAGTCAGGAAAGGGTTGCAACAGGGGGTGTTCCCTTGGGGGTATGCAATCAAGACATCTGAAAATAGGTGGTCTTACTTCATCAATGCAAAGCGGTTTGGAGAAATAGAGGGGGTAAGCGTGTAATGCCAAAAATTCAGTACAAGGAAATCAATTTCAGGCAGTCAAGCCTTGACCTGATTGATCTGGTGAATCAGGTGGTTGGGGAATACAGCAAACAAGGGTATGAACTGACACTTAGACAAGCCTATTATCAGTTGGTTGCAAGGGGTTACATACCGAACAATGAACGAAGTTATAAGAACATTGGAAACCTGATCAATGATGGCAGACTTGCAGGACTGATTGACTGGAACAGCATCACAGACAGAACCCGTAACTTGCGAAGAAATAGCCATTGGGACAATCCCGCTGATGTAATTGCATCCGCAAGGTATTCCTATCTTTTGGACAAATGGCAAGGTCAACCCAACTATGTTGAAGTATGGGTGGAGAAGGATGCACTGGTTGACATCGTTGGACAGGCTTGCATACCACTTGATACACCGTATTTTTCATGTAGGGGTTACACTTCCCAGTCTGAAATGTGGAGTGCTGCACAGCGGTTCATCCGTCAGGATTACCGGGAAAGCAGGATCATCATTCATCTTGGGGATCACGATCCATCCGGCATAGATATGACAAGGGACATTCAGGAAAGGTTGGAAATGTTTGGTGCGGATGTTTTTGTCAAGCGTGTTGCCTTGACGATGCAGCAGATCAGCACCTACAATCCACCGCCAAACCCGGCAAAGATCACTGATTCAAGGTGTGGCAAGTATATTGACCAGTATGGTGATGAATCTTGGGAACTGGATGCCCTTGAACCACAGGTTATCACAAACCTGATAAAAGGGGAAGTGACTGCTTTTCGGAATGAAACTATATACCGGGCGGTGTGCCGGAAAGAACAAAAGGAAAAAGATGAACTGCGGATGTTGGAAGATAATTATGACAGGGCGGTTGCTTTTCTGGAAAGTGAGGAATTTGAAGATGAATGAAGTTAAGGGGTTCAATCCTGATTGGACTTGCAGAGATTTTCAGTACAAGGTGGGTGAAACGTATGAAGAAGCTGTTAAACCACGCTGTTGTGAAGTGGGTTTTCACTTCTGTCTGAAAGCATCGGACTGTTTCAACTACTATGGCTTTGATCCACAGAACCACGTGGCAGAAGTGCTTGCCCTTGGTGATGTAGATTATGAATCGGATGATTCTAAGGCTTGCACCAATAAGATTATGATTGTCCGGGAAATACCTTGGGATGAAGTGCTGCGGATCGTGAATGAAGGAAAGAATTGCACAGGACTCTGCAACACCGGGAACAGGAACACCGGGAACAGGAACACCGGGGACTGCAACACCGGGGACTGCAACACCGGGAACAGGAACACCGGGGACTGCAACACCGGGAACAGGAACACCGGGAACAGGAACACCGGGAACAGGAACACCGGGAACAGGAACACCGGGGACTGCAACACCGGGAACAGGAACACCGGGGACTGCAACACCGGGGACTGGAACAAGACCAACTTTTCCAGTGGGTGCTTTAATACAAAAGAACAGAAGATCATTCTGTTTGACAAACCTTCTGACTGGACATATCAGGATTGGTTAGAATCCGATGCCCGCTATCTGCTGAACCAGATACCAAAAAATGTTGTGGAATGGGTGTATTCAGAGAATATGACGGATGAAGAAAAGGCACAGCATCCGACACATGAAACAACAGGCGGGTATTTGAAGGTATTGGATGAATCTGAATGTGGTCAATTATGGTGGGGCAGCTTGAAAGACCGTCAAAAAGAGATCATCAAGGCAATACCAAACTTTGACCCTGACATTTTTGAACAATGCACAGGAATCAAGGTGGATGACTAAGCTGAATTTCATGCCCCATCAAAATGAAGTGCTGAACCAGACTGAACAGTTTAACAGGGTTGCATATTACCTTGACATGGGACTTGGGAAAACCTTTGTCGGTGCTGAAAAGATGTATTTGCTGAATAACAGTCTGAACTTGGTTATATGTCAAAAGTCCAAAATAGGTGACTGGGTGCAGCACTTCACAGAGTATTACCCGGACTATGCGGTGTTTGATCTTACCAAGAAAAGTCAGGCAATCAGGTTCAGGAACTTGATTGATACTGAAATGTTTTATGACTATGATGCCCAGATTGTAGGTGTGATCAATTATGATCAGGTTTTCCGGCGTGACTGGCTGCTGAATTTGCACCAATTCACACTGATGTTGGATGAATCAAGCCTTATCACAAATGAAACCGCAAAACGGTCAAAGTTCATCCTGAAAATGCACCCTGAAAGTGTGGTGCTGCTGTCTGGCACACCAACGGCGGGAAAATATGAACGCTTGTGGTCACAGGTGAAGTTGCTTGGTTGGGACATTGACAAAAAGACTTTCTGGAACAGTTATGTGGAAACTGCATGGGTCGATGAAGAAGGGTTTAAGCGTGAAGTGGTGACAGGTTATAAGCACGTGGAACACCTTAAAAAGAAATTAGCGGATCATGGTGCGGTTTTTATGAAAACAGAAGAAGTCCTGTCCCTTCCTGAACAGGTGGAACAAAATGTTTTTGTGAGGATGACCAAAGAATATAGGCACTTCATCAGAAACAGATATTTGCGGGTGGACAGTGCAAGTTTATCTGACTTTGAACTTGATTCAGACTATATAGAACTGGTCGGTGACAATGCCTTGACCAAGATGCTATATGCAAGGCAGCTTTGCGGTCAGTATCACAAAGAAAAGCTGCAAGCACTGAAAGACTTGGTACAGTCCACAGAGGACAGGATCATCATTTTTTACAACTTCAATGAAGAACTGCGACAGATGAAGAACTGTCTGGAAGAACTACACAGACCATATTCTGTCTTGAATGGGACAATGAAGGACTTGACCGCTTATGACAACCAAAGTGATTCAATAACCTTCATCCAGTATCAGGCGGGGGCGATGGGTGGCAACTTCCAAAAGGCTAACAAGGTGATCTATTTCACATTACCACTTGGGAAAGGATCATGTGCAATCTGGGAACAGTCCAAAAAGAGAGTCCACCGCATAGGACAGGACAGAACTTGTTTTTATTATTATCTGCTTGTAAAGGGCAGCATTGAAGAAAAAAACCTTGCATCATTGAAGGTTGGAAAGGAATTGACAGATGAATTATTCGAGGAATCTTAAAAGGGCAGCGATGGCACAGCGGGTCATTGTCCTGATGATCATAACCGCTTGCGTTAGTCTTTTGGTTGGTGGGGTGGTTGGATATGCCGTGAAAACTCATATAACCGCCAAAGAGAGGGCAAACGAACAGGACACAGTAAACAGTCAGGGTGACGGTACAATGATTGTATATGGGGCATATGATGACCGTGTATTTAATCACGAAATGTCACTTGACTGGGGGATTGGTGATCTTGACTTTGTGCCACTGGATTGTGCAATGCCGGAAGATGAACAGGAATTTCTTTTCTATGTGTGTGCCGGGTATAACATTGACTTCACCCTTGCTATGGCACTGATCGAAAAGGAAAGCAGCTTTGAGCCGGATGCAGTCAGTCCCACAAATGATTATGGGTATATGCAGATCAACCAAGTCAACCATGAATGGCTGACTGATACACTGGGGGTTACAGATTACCTTGACCCATACCAGAACATCAGGGCGGGATGTTTTGTACTTAGAAAACTTTTTGAACGCTACAAAGACCCTGAACTTGTGCTGATGGCTTACCATATGGGTGAAAACGGCGCTGCATCGTTATGGAATCATGGGGTATTTCATACAGAGTACACACAGGACATTTTGAAGATTCAGCAGCAGTTCAATGAACAGTTGTCTGGTGGTGAATGATTGAGAAATGGAAAGCTGTTGACAGACACCCCAACTATGAGGTCAGCAGCATGGGCAAGGTCAGGAACAGCAGAACCGGGAACATCCTGACACCCTATGATGACGGAAGTGGTTATTTGAGGGTGAAACTGGATGGGGATAATTGCAGATTACATATTTTGGTTGCTGTTGCTTTTGTTCCTAACCCTGAACCAGATACAAAGACCATAGTGAACCACAAGAAGGGTAAAAAGCATGATTGCAGAGCATCACAACTTGAATGGGTCACACAGTCTGAAAATATTCAACACGCTTGGGACACAGGACTTTGCAAGCGGAAAAGAAGAAAGAGGGTGAAAAGATGACAGATCACAGAAAAAGGTGCGTTGTTTGTGGGTGCATCATGCCGGATGGATCAGATGGGAACATCTGCGATTGCTGCAAGGATGAACTTGACCAGAACAATCCCTATAACGCTTGGATGCAGGACTACAAGGAAGGGGGTGAAAAAGAATGAACACAGAAAAGTTGCAGAAAGACTTTCTTTCAAAGCTGCTGAATTATCGGCAAAAGAACAAAGTCTGTTATTGTTTCAAAGATGACGATATTGGCTTGACAGATGGTATTGCTTTGTACTTTATGCCTAAAAAACAGTGGTTATTGAACATGGAAAATACTGAAAAGCATGAACCACTTGCAAATATCAAGAATCTATTGGAACTTGAAACAAATGCGGTGTTGGCAGAACAAGCACCTGAACTGTTGCCAAGTGAAGGAAAGTCACTTTTAGTTCACTTTTTCAACGGTGATGTTCATGTGTATGTCAATCAGGACTTGATAAAGTATTTTTCCACAACCGCCCAGTATTTCATTTCTGGGGAAAAGAAACCAGTATTTGTTAGAGAAAATGAAAAACTGGTTGGAATTGTACTTCCAGTAAACAGAAAGAAGGTGGGGACTGATGGCAGCGGAAAAGAACTTTGAAAACCGTGTCAAGAAGTTCCTGAAAGAAAAACACTGTTGGGTGTTGAAATACTGGGGCGGTGCTGCTTATACCAAAAGCGGAATACCTGATCTGTTGGTTTGCTGCTGCGGTCAGTTCATAGGCATTGAACTGAAAGCAGAAACAGGCAGACCGTCAGAATTGCAACTGTACCAGTTGAAACAGATTGAAGCAGCGGGCGGTTTTGGTGTCCTGCTATACCCAAAGGATTATGAACTGTTCAAACAGTTCATTGAACGCATCCAGTCCTGCAAAGGAATCAACTACAATGATTATCCATTCCTTTATGAATGGGATCATATAAAAAACAAAGAAAAGGAGAATTGAACGATGGCAGAAAAGAAGTTATCAGTGAAAGAGGAAATCACGGAAGCCCTGAAAAAGACAGGGCGGGAAAATGTGGAAGGTCTGATCAAATACATGGATGAAATCGGCTTTTTCACAGCACCCGCATCTGGGGGCAATCATTCCAACAGTCAGGGGGGACTTGCAGAACATTCCCTGAACGTGTGCCACATCGCTGAAAAGATCGGCGTTTCCCTGTTAGGTGGGGAAAACTACAACAAGGTTCAGAACAGTGTTGTGATCGCTGCCCTGTTGCATGATCTGGGCAAGTGCGGGGACTATGGCAAGCAGATGTATGTTCCCAACATGATCAAGGATGGAAAACCGACAAAGGCAGAGCCGGAACAGAAATATAAGCAGTCGGAAGCCAAGCCTTGGAAGCGCAACCCTGATCTGCTGCCCCTTGACCATGCAACCCGGTCAATTAAGTTGGCAACCCTGTTCATTGATCTGACAGAAGATGAAGAATTTGCCATCAGATACCACGATGGTTTGTATGAAACCGCCAACTATGGTGTGAAGGGACATGAAACCCAGTTATACATGATCCTACACTGGGCAGATATGTGGTCAAGCCGGGTACTGGAAGGTGATACCGGGGAAGGTGGTGAAGAATAATGCTGAAAATTGAAATTTCCATCAGTACAAGTGAAGATGAACTTCCTGAACACTATGGATATTATGATTGTGTGGATGAAGCCAAGGATGCCTTGGAGAGCATCAGGGAAGATTATGAAAGTGAGGACATATGATGGATGAAATAATGGAGTCACGATGTCAGGGGTATGAAGATCAGATCAAAGAACTGAAAGCCAAGTGTTCTGAACTGGCTGAACGTAATGAACTGGCTAATGATACAATCAAAGCCATGCAGATACAAGTCAAAGACTTGGAAGATAAGCTGAAACAGGAAAAGAGAAAAAATGAAATCTATGCTGCACAGATTGATATTGTTTATGCCGTGTGTGGCGTAGCACAGAATAAAAAGAAAGAGAGGTAAAAAAGTATGGCACAGATGGTTTTAATCATGGGTGAATCTGGCACTGGAAAAAGCACCAGTATCAGAAATTGTGATCCCGCCACAACAGCGGTTGTGAACCCGGTGGGTAAGGCGTTACCCTTTAAGGGGAAGTTTGAAATGCTGAACAGCGTTACAGAGTCCCGCAAGATCACCAAGTTTATGAAAGAACAGGCAGCAGCGGGAAAGAAGATCATTGTGGTGGATGATTTTCAGTATATCCTTGCAGTTCCTTACATGAACCGCATCAAAGAAACCGGGTGGGACAAGTACAATGACTTTGGTGCAAATTACTTTGAGATCATCGAAGTGTGCAAGGACATCCCGGATGATGTGGTGGTGGCGTACATGACGCATCTGGAAACCCTTGACAATGGACTGACCACTGTTAAGCTGATCGGGAAGCTGCTGCGGGAGAAGATCACCATTGAAGGATTGTTTACAGTGGTACTTAGGACTGGGGTGAATGAGGGCAAATATTATTTCTACACCCAGAACAGCGGAAAGGACACAGTGAAGTCACCCCTTGGTATGTTCCCGGCATACGCCATTGACAATGATCTGAACTATGTGGCTGATAAGATTCGGAACTACTATGAAGTAGGGGAATACAAGTCTGATATTGAAATGGGTCAGGCAGATGCAGCGGTTGCAGCGGACATCAAAAAGCCGGAAGCCGGCAGCAGAAGGGGAAGGGGTGCAGTCACTACCCAGACCGCAACCCCGCCAACAGTGGCAGAGGATGAACCCAAGGGCAGAAGTTCCAGAAAGACCCATGATCAGGTTGTGCAGGAAAATCAGCAGAAGATGGCTGACTATATGGCAGAGGTTGACAAGAAGATCACAGAAAAATTTGGGGATGCTGATGCAATTCCCTTTGATGAAGCTGCTGATATTGCCGACACAGTACCAAAGCCTGAACTGGAAACACCGCCCAGAAGAACCAGAAAGGAAAGACAGGCTGCACAGGCAGAGGATGGCACAACAAACACTGATTCTGCATCCGTCACCCTGAATGAAGATGCCTATTTCTATGTACCCGCTGATGACAACTATGTTATGAAGCACAAGGGGGAAACGGTTGATCTGGTTGTTGGTGGCGTGGAAGTGATGAAGTCCATCACCAAAGAAGAATTTGGGGAAGGGATTAAACGTCTTTCCCAGAAGAACCCCATTGAAGGGGCGATGAACCCGCCTGAATCTGGAAGAAGAACCCGCAGACAAGCACCGCAGGATCAACCCGCACAGACCGAACAGGCAGCAGATCAGGCATCTGGGCAAGAAGCACCTGAACAGGGGCAGCGTACCCGCAGGACAAGAAGAACACGGTAACAATAAAAATTTCATATAAAGAAAGGTTAAAAAGGTGAAAAACATGGCTATTGATTTCAGTGCATTTGATCAGAAGGTGGACTTGGCAGCTTTACAGAAGGAAGTTGCTGAAGCTAAGGACACGGAATTTGAGGATGTGCCGGACGGCAACTATATTGTCAGCATTGAGAAAATGGAGATCAAGCTGACCAAGGCGGGTGACAAGCTGATGTTTGCCGTACAGTGCAAGATCAAGGAAGGTGAGCATCAGGGCAGGATGATTTTCTTTAACCGGGTGATTCATGGTAACAAAAATTCCGAGAACTGGAATGACGGCAAGGCGATCAAGTCCGTTACAACGTGGGTCAACAAACTTCTGGAAGATGAGGATAATCCTGTTGTGTTCGTGAACTATCAGGACTTTGCGGATCAGGTGCTTGACGTGTTCCAGAGCGTACACAAGGCGATTGAACTGGAAGTTGACTACAAAGCCAATGGGTTCAACCCCATCAGCATCAAAGAAGTCTATAACTTGTAAAAATTTTTTGTTGAAAAGTTAAGACTTCTTAACTAAAATGAGGATGGCGGTGGTAAGGTGACACTTCCACCGCCCTTTCCCCAGAAAGGATGTACCATGATATTTTATGACTTTGAGGTTTTCAAGTATGATTGGCTTGCCGTATTTGTCGATATAGACAAGCAAAGTACGCAAGTGATTATAAATAACCCGGATGAACTGCAAGCCTTATATGAAGCTAATATAAGCAATATTTGGGTTGGTTTTAACAACAGACATTATGACCAGTATATTATGAAGGGGATTCTTCTGGGGCTTGACCCAAAAGAAATCAATGACAGAATCATCATAAGCGGTGAAGAAGGGTGGCAGATTTCATCTGTATTCAACAAAGTACCCATGATCAACTATGATGTGATGCCCAATCCCCCGGTTGGTTTGAAAACAATGGAAGGTTTTCTTGGTTCAAACATCAAAGAAACCAGTGTTCCCTTTAACATAGATAGAAAACTGACAAAAGAAGAAATTGAACAGACGGTGTTTTATTGCACCCATGATGTAGAAGAGACTATCAAGGTATTCCTTGAAAATATAGATGAATTTAACGCTATGCACGGTATTGTTCAGGCTTTCCCTGACATGGTGAGTCTGTCCAATATAGGTGACAGTGAAGCAAGGATCACGGCAAAGGTACTTGGATGTGAAAAGACAGCGTGGGATGATGAATTTGACTATTTCTTTCTGCCCTGTCTTAAACTGGATAAATATAAATGTGTTCAGGAATGGTTCAGAACAGCGGTGGACGATTGCACCAAGGAAATGAAACAGAAACACATTGAATGTATGGAAAAGGCACAGAACGCCAAAACCCAGACAGAACATAATAAGTGGATCAATAAGTCATGGTCTTATATAGTAGATGATGAATACTGTTGGACACGGTACTTTTATAACAGGTCACTAACAATCCCTGTTGCCGGAATACCACATACTTTTGGTTTTGGGGGTCTGCATGGGGCAGCAGAAAAACCAATACACCGCAAAGGGCAACTGCTTCATGTGGATGTAAACAATTATTATCCGTCAATGCTGATTGCTTGGGGGCTGGTGACAAGGGCAGCAAGAAATGACAACTACACCAAGGTTTATATGACCAGAAAAGCCTTGAAGAAAGGTCAGGTGGAAGCTGCAAAAAGGGGGGACAAGCAGGAAGCCAAGCGGTTAAAAAAGGCACAGTTGCCATATAAGAAGATGCTGAACGCCTTATCAGGTGGCATGAAGGACAAGACCAATCCCGCCTATGATCCAAGAAACAATAACTGTATGTGTATCAATGGGCAGTTGATGCTGCTTGACCTGATTGAACATCTGGAAGTTGTACCGGGGTTTGAACTGATCCAGTCAAATACCGATGGACTGATCATCTGGATTCCAGACACAGATGAAGCCTTTGACATGGTGGATGATATATGTTGGGAGTGGGAACAGAGGTGTTCCACTGAATTATGTTCAATATTGCTTGAACTGGACAATATCACGGAAATTTATCAGAAGGATGTGAACAACTATCTTTGGATAGGTGCAGATGGCGGGGTTGAAAGAATCGGGGCATATGTAAAAGAACTGTCTGTTGTGGACAATGACCTTCCTATCCTGAATAAAGCACTGGTTGATTACATGGTGAAGAAAGTCCCGGTTGAACAGACCATAAACCAGTGTGATGACCTGATCATGTTCCAAAAGATTGTGAAGCTGTCGGAAAAGTATGTTCATGTTGAGCATGAACATTGTACCCCCATAAAACATGAAACCGGGGTCAGAGTGAAAAAAGTTTTTTATGAATATCCTGAAACCGTAAAGTACACCTATAAATCATACCGGGTGTTTGCTTCCAAGGACTTAACAGATGGAAGGATATTGAAGTGTGGCGGTTCACGTGGAAAACCTGAAAAGTTTGCAAATACCGCTGATCACTGTTTCATTTTCAATGATGATGTTGGTGGTGTAAAAGTGCCGGAAAAACTGGATAAACAGTGGTATATAGACTTGGCAAGAAAAAGGCTGAATCAGTTTGGCATAAGCGATTAAAGAAAGGATGGTATTATGGATATTTACATCAAGTATTCAAACGGTTCAATGATGATTCATCTGAAAGAGTTTTTAGCTGATAGGAATATCAGCAGAGTGAAGAAACTGTTGAAAATCATCAGGGGCAGCTTTACCCCAGAGTGTGAAAATCAGATCAGGGAGTACATCAAGGAATGGCTTGGGGACTATGAACAGGTTCAGTTGGTACATGAGAAGTATATTACCGGGTATGAAGAAAAAATAAAATTCTGTCAAAAACAGATTGAGAACTGCACCTTTAACCGGGATAAATTCAAAAGGTCAACACCAAAATGTAAATCACCCGGATGGGAGCATTACAATTCCCATTTGAAGCAGTTCAGAGAAGAACAAAGATCACTAAAACAATTATTGAGTTCCCATCGTTCAGAGTATGACCAGAATGTCAGGACAAAGACCTTTTATGAAAAGATTTTAGAAATTATTACATAGGCGGGTGATCAGGATGCTTTATAAAGGTTATGTTGAAACCAAAGGAAAGCAGAGCATTGAAAAACTGAAAAACAGAACCACTTGGAAAACCTATGATGAAGTAAAGAATCTGAATGGGTTTGGTGGGGTATTGGCAGATGACACCATCCTGATTGACATTGACGATCCTGAACAGTCTGAAATCTTAATGAACATTGTGGAAGAATTGCAACTTGATTGTAAGGTGTTGCAGACTTCACGTGGGAAACACTTTCTGTTCAAAAACCATAAGATAGCAAGGAACAGGACACACGTGCAACTTGCTGTTGGTCTGACTGCTGACATCAAGGTTGGCAGTCGGCTGTCCTATGAAGTCATCAAAATAGACGGTCAGGAAAGGTTTTGTGAATGGGACATAGAAGATGGTGGAAAATATCAGGAACTTCCCAAGTGGCTGTTCCCTGTTGCTGCATCTGCTGATTTTGTGGGCATGGATGCCGGGGACGGAAGAAATCAGGCATTATTTAACTATATTCTGACCTTGACCGCCAATGACTTCACGGTTGACGAAACAAGGGAGTGCATCAGGATATTAAACAAGTTTGTCCTGAAAGAACCACTGGGGGAAGATGAACTGGAAACAGTTCTAAGGGATGAAGCCTTTCAAAAGCCTGTCTTTTTCATGGGGTCAACATTCCTTTTTGACAAGTTCGCGTCCTATATGGTCAATACAGCGCACATTGTCAAGATCAATGGTCAGTTGCACATTTACAGTGATGGTGTATATTCCAACGGATATAAGGAAATAGAAGCCAACATGATCCAGTATATCCCTAACTTGAAGAAAACCCAAAGGCGGGAAGTTCTGGACTATATGGAACTGATTGTTGAAGAAAAGCAGCAGTCAGAAGCACATCTGATTGCTTTTAATAATGGCATTTATGACATTGTGAGTGGAGAACTAAAACCGTTCAGTCCTGATGTGATCATCACCAATAAGATACCTTGGGACTATGTGCCGGATGCCTATTCTGAACTGGCAGACAAGACCCTGAACAGATTATCATGTGACGATGCTGCAATCAGGGCATTGTTGGAAGAATGTATTGGCTATTGCTTTTATAGACGGAATGAACTTGGAAAGGCGTTCATCCTGACCGGGGACAAGTCCAACGGCAAAAGTACCTTTCTGGATTGTGTGAAGTCTGTTCTGGGGGAACAGAACATTTCTGCCCTTGATCTGAAAGAACTGGGGGACAGGTTCAACACATCAATGATGTTTGGGAAACTTGCCAACATCGGTGACGATATAGGGGATGACTTTCTGCAAGGCAGTCAGGTCAGTATATTCAAAAAGATAGTGACTGGAAACCGCATCAAGGCGGAGAGAAAGGGACAAGACCCTTTTGAATTTAACCCTTTCATCAAGCTGTTATTTTCTGCCAATGATATACCAAGGATGAAGGACAAGACCGGGGCGGTGCTTAGAAGATTGGTGATCATTCCTTTCAATGCCACTTTTGGGAAAAGTGATCCTGATTATGACCCTTTCATTAAGTACCGATTGATCCAGAAAGAAAGCATGGAATATTTAATCAGGGTAGGTGTGGAAGGCTTGAAGCGTGTCATCATCAATGATGAATTTACAAATTCTGAACAGGTTCAGTCACAGTTGGATGAATATGAAGAAGAAAACAACCCTATTATTGCCTTTATTGCTGATCAGGGCATAGACATGATAGAGAATGAGCCAACCAACGAAGTGTATAAAAGGTATCAGGTCTTTTGTGCTGATAATGCTATGACCCCTATGAGTAACATAGTATTCAGCAAGCAGATCAACAAACGGTTGAAGTTCAAAGTAATTCAGAAGAAATTGAACAATGTGAACCGTAAAATATTTGTAAAAGCATAAATTTTTTTGCCGTAAAGTTAAGAGTTTTTAACATTGTGAAAGGCGGTGGACTTTTTGAATGAGAGAGAGAGAGAAAGTAAGGACTGGATAGGTAACAAGGCAGCAACCTTTGCAACACTGGCAGCTTCAAACCATTCAGAGGGGGAAAGGCAGGAACATGACTATTATGCAACTGAACCCCATGCGGTGGAACTGCTGCTTGCAGAAGAACAGTTTTCCCCGGTTATCTGGGAATGTGCTTGTGGTGAAGGGCATTTGTCAAAGGTGCTTGAAAGTCGTGGTTATAGAGTCATCAGCACTGACCTGATATATAGGGGATATGGTGATCTTGAATCACTGGACTTCCTGAAATATACCTTGGATGGGTTTGATGGCGATATTATCACAAACCCGCCATATAGATATGCCCTTGAATTTATTCAAAGAGCATTGGAGAGCGTAAAACCCGGAAGGAAAGTGGCGATGTTCCTAAAACTGCAATTCTTGGAAGGTAAGGAAAGAAAGCATTTCTTTCTGGAGAACCCACCCAAAGTTGTATATGTTAGTTCATCCAGATTGAAATGTGCCATAAACGGAGAGTTTGAAAAGGTAAAGTCAAGTGCTGTTGCTTATGCGTGGTTTGTGTGGGTAAAAGGTTTTCACGGTGATCCCATCATCAGGTGGATAAACTGAAAGGAACTTGGAAGGGTGTGAAAAAATGGATAGGCATTATACAGTTTCCAAAGACACAAAAACTGGATTGTGGTATGCCCACCAGAAGGGGTTTTCCTATGTGCCGATTGCAGGAAGTTTTTCTGAAAAGAAAAGTGAAGCGATGGAATATGCAAAGATGTATGACAATTTACCATGCAGAGTTGAACAGATAGAAGCGAGAAGAAAAGCAGAATTTGAAAGGTGGTATAACAATGGAAATCAGGATTGATAAGACAAAGCACAGTTGCGGAAAAGGAAGTCAGTACCATGCGGTACTGAAAAACCCTTATGTCAACTATTATGATTCAAAGGTGATCTGGGGAAGTACCCCTGAAATAGTTCAAAGAAAAGCTGAACAGCAGTTGAAGAAATGAGAAAAGGTGAAACCTTCCCCGGTTCAATTCTCTGAACCAGTGGATTCCGATGAAGAATATTTGCCGTTTTAGAAAGGGCAGGTGACAGGACATGAGCCGGGCAGAGAGAAGAAGGGAAGCAAGGGAACAGGAAAAGGCAAAGACTGCAACCTACAATCTGACAAAGGCACAGCTTGATGCTATGGTCATGGAAAGGATTGGGGACAAGATGCAGCAGATCAAGGACGAAGCAACCAGTGAAGCCGTGAACACCGCCATGATCTTACTTCTCACCCTTCCCCTTGAAGTGCTGATGGACTTTTATTGGAAAAAGAGTTATTCCAAGCGTATTCCAGAATTTACACAGCACGTCCTTGATTATTATGAACAGTGGCAGGATGGGAAACTTGATATGGAAACCCTGAAAAAAGATTTATGGGAATATGGCGGTGTAAGGCTTGAACAGGAGAGGTGAAGAAAAGTGAACAAAGACAAATACAATAGTGAGGGTTATGCAGACCCAACAGCATATGCCGGGATGCGGGAAATGATAATTCAGGAAGGACATGAAGCTGACAGACGTGCCTTTGATCTGATCAGGGTGCTGAAATTCATTGTTGGTTTAGCGGGGTTTGAACTTATTGAACGTGTTCAGTTAAAGGACACCAAGACAGGAAAGGAATATAGGTGATGGTCATGCGATTGGTGATAGAAGTGAAAAATAAAATTGTTCAGTTGCTTATGGAAAAAGATGAACTATCACTGAACAATGACATTTTACCTTTGGTGTTTGAAGAATTTAGGAATACACCGCTGAACGGACAGACTTGTGTAATGATAAATGATTTCATATCACAACAGTTATATGGAGTATGTGCAGCCGGGATTGATCTTGTTTGCATACCGCAGTTTACGGTAAATCTGCAAAAAGGCATAGTGTCAATGGATGATATTGTGTATAAAGTTGTGAAGTAGTTGTTGGGTGGCGGTTGGTATCGGTTTATGGTATCGGTTAGAAAGCCTTATAAAATGCGGTGGTATCGGTTGGTAGCGGTTAAAATGAATTTCTTTATAAATTTATCTTAGTTATTATCAACAGAAAATATAAAAAGAAAAAATATAAGAGTAAGAGCGTGAACCGATACCGTTACCAACCGATACCTTTAGCATTTACAAGGGTTTGAAGGTGTTTTTTCTGCCTTTTTGAACAGATACCAAACAGATACCAGAAAGGACGGTATAAGGATATGAGTGAAAAAGGACTGACTGCAAAGATGTACTTAGAACAGTTAGAACAGTTTGACATAACAATCAGCCAAGACCTTGAACTGCTTGCAGATATGAAAGCCAAGGCAGAGAGTTCAGGCGGGTTTGATTATTCCAAAGACAGGGTGCAGACTTCCATGCAAGGGGACAGGTTATGTGCTGATGTTGCCCGGTATGTAGATTTTGAAACACAGATCAATGCGGAAATTGAACGCTTTACTGCTGCAAAGAACAGGATCATAGATGAAATCAGGGGACTGCATGAAACTAAGTATATTCAGCTTTTGTTCAAGATTTATGTGCAGTTCAAAAGTCTGAAAATAACCGCTGATGAAATGCAGTTGTCATATTCATATGTGCTTGAATTGCACAAAAAGGCATTGAAAAGGTTTGAAACAACATATAAAAACCTTGATTATTTGTGTTAGAGCATAGAAAGAACTATTTGACATTTCACAGGGTATCGTTTTATATTTATGCTGAAAGAAGTGGGTTGATACAGAAATAACTTTCTGTATCAATCCTTTTTTGCTGCTGAAATAAGCTATTTTCCTGACCCCTGAAAGGTGCTAAAAACTCCTACTTTCAGGGGTCTTTTTGATAAAAAACAGAAAGGAAGGTGTTGCCGGATGGCAAAATTGACGGAAAAGCAGCAGCGTTTTGTAGATGAATACCTGATTGACCTGAACGCAACACAAGCTGCCATTCGTGCCGGATATTCAGCAAAAACCGCTGATGTGCAAGGTTCACGGATGTTAGGAAATGTTAAGGTTCAGCAAGCGGTCAGTGAAGCGATGGCAGAACGCAGTAAAAGGACAGGCGTGAATCAGGACAGGGTTGTTTTAGAACTTTCCCGCCTTGCCTTTGTGAAAATGACTGACGTTGTTGACAGTAATGGACGCATAAAGGACGATGCAACAGAAGATGATCTTGCTTGCATTGAATCAGTTAAATATAAGAGTTCTGAAACAGATACCGGGTCAAGCATTGAAAGGGAAGTCAAAGTTGCATCGAAGCTGAAAGCACTGGAACTACTGGGCAGACATTTAGGTATGTGGAATGACAAGCTGCTTGATGTGAATATCACTACCCCGATTGTAATATCAGGAAGTGATGACCTTGAAGATTAAGACACCGCAAAAGCAGCGCATTTCTTCCCAGTATATTTTTGATTACCAGAAAAGAATACTTTTCCCGGCACAATACACCTTGACCAGTTCTGGCAAAGTTGAAGTGAAGTTGCCGGAAGTGGTCGGGAAAGGGTATGGAACATTCTGGCGGTGGAAGGGCAGATATAGAGTAGTTAAAGGATCACGTGCATCCAAAAAGTCAAAGACTACTGCCCTTTGGTTCATCACCAATATGATGAAATACCCGGATGCCAATGCACTGATCATCAGGAAAACATTCAGGACACTGAAAGATTCCTGCTTTACAGAATTACGGTGGGCAATTCACAGACTTGGAGTGGATGCGTTCTGGGACGTGAAAGAAAGTCCACTGGAAATGACCTATAAACCTACTGGACAGAAGATATATTTCAGGGGGTTAGATGATCCGCTAAAAGTCACATCCATAACGGTTGAAACTGGATGCCTATGTTGGATGTGGATTGAAGAAGCATATGAAATCAGTTCAGAAGATGATTTCAATATGCTTGATGAATCAATCCGTGGTGCAGTACCAGAAGGTTCAGGACTGTTCAAACAGATAACCCTTACCCTGAACCCTTGGAATGAACACCACTGGATCAAGAAAAGATTTTTTGACACCCCAGACAGTGAAACCCTTACCCTTACCACAAATTATATGTGTAATGAGTGGTTGGATGCTGCTGACCTGAAAGTGTTTGACACGATGAAGAAGCAGAACCCAAGGCGTTACAAAGTGGCGGGTCTTGGTGACTGGGGCATTGTTGACGGTCTTGTCTATGAAAACTGGGAAGAAAAACTTTTCAGTGTGGAAGAAGTCAAGGCAATCCAAGGTGTCAAGACAGTCTTTGGTCTGGACTTTGGTTATACCAATGACCCCAGTGCATTGTTTTGTGGGTTTATTGATCAGGCAAGTAAGACCATCTGGGTATTTGATGAAATGTATAAACCCGGAATGAGTAATGAAGCGATTGCAGCCGAGATCACCAGAATGGGTTATTTGAAAGAAAAGATCACCGCTGACTGTTCTGAACCAAAGAGCATTGACCGCTTGCGGGAACTGGGACTGAAAGGGATCAGGAAAGCAAGGAAGGGAAAGGACAGCATAAACAACGGTATTGACTTCCTTCAGGACTATCACATCATCATACATCCCCGGTGCGTGAACTTCCTGACCGAGATAGGCAACTATCAGTGGGACACGGACAATAAGACCGGGAAAAAGCTGAATGTCCCGGTTGACGATTTCAACCACCTGATGGATGCTATGCGTTATGCGGTGGAAGATATTGCCAAGGGCGATGTATTCAGTTTTGAGTAAAGAAACAAATTAGTAACACATTCCCTGAAAACACTGGGTTTTTGGGCAATCTGAAAATATTAAGCCATGAAAGGGGTGAATTGAACCAAGATGTTCAGTAACCTGATTGATACATTGACCTTGAAAGTCAGCAACTTTATATTGCAAGGTGTCCATTCAAGGATGACTGACAGGGAATTTCTGGAAAAGGAAATTGCCAAGTGGAAAACGTCACCCCAGAGGATCATGCAGATCAAAGGGTTTTTGTATTATGACAATGAGCATGACATCCTGACCCGCAAAAGAACAATGATAGGTGAGGATGGAAAGCTACAAGAGGTTGAAAACCTTCCAAACAATCACCTGATTGATAATCAATATGCCAAGATGGTGAACCAGAAAGCAAACTATTTGTTGGGGCAGCCTTTTTCCTTTGAGTGTGACAATGACCGATACACTGAACTTTTGAACAAAGTGTTTAACAAGAAGTTTATGAAGCTGATGAAGAACAGTGGAAAAGCGGTCTACAATGGCGGTATTGCTTGGTTATACCCATATTACACTGAAACCGGGGAATTTTCTTTCAGACTGTTCCCCGCTTATGAGATTTTGCCTTTCTGGAAGGACAATGAACACACTATTCTGGAATTTGCGGTCAGGCTTTATCTGGTACTTGGGTATGAAGGGACAACACCAACACTGATTGAAAAGGTGGAAATCTATGATCTGGACGGTGTTCACAAGTTCATTCTGGATCGGGGCAGATTAGTCCCTGACATTGTGAACGAAACTGAAACAGACAGTTACCATGTCACAGTAACAGATGGTGAAGGAAAGGTTCAGGGGTTCAACTGGGAACGTGTGCCACTGATCCCCCTGAAATGTAATGACAATGAAACCCCGCTTTTGAAGAAAGTGAAATCTTTGCAGGATGGCATCAACGTCATGTTGTCAGACTTTGAAAACAATATGCAGGAAGATGCCCGGAATACCATTTTGGTCTTGAAGAACTATGACGGTGAAAATCTTGGTCAGTTCAGGAAGAACCTTGCCACTTATGGGGCAATCAAGATCAGGTATGATGATAGTGCAAAGGGCGGTGTGGAAACCCTTGAAATTACGGTCAATGCGGAAAACTACAAGGCTATTTTGGAGATTTTCAAGAAAGCCTTTATTGAAAACGCTATGGGTTATGATGCCAAGGATGACCGTTTGAGTGGCAACCCAAACCAGATGAACATACAATCAATGTATTCTGACATAGACATTGATGCCAACGATCTTGAAACAGAATATCAGGCATCCTTTGAAGATATACTTTGGTTTGTCAACGCACACCTTTCCAACACTGGACAGGGGAACTTTGATGGTGAAGATGTCAATATCATCTTTAACCGGGATATTCTTATGAATGAATCAGAAGTGATTGACAACTGCCAGAAGTCCGTTGGAATACTGTCTGATGAAACTATCATTGGTCAACATCCTTGGGTGGATGATCCAAAGGCAGAAATGGAACGCCTGAAAAAGCAGAAGGAACAGGAACAGGAAGAACTTCTGAATCAGTACAACCCTTTTCAGCAGCCGGGACAGAACCCGCCAACTGCTGCCAAGGATGGGAACGGTGATGTAGATGAAGAATAAGGACTACTGGAAGAAACGCTTTGAACTGCTTGAACAGACACAGAACCAGATAGGTGTTCAGTGCTTTGCCGATATTGAAAGGCAGTACCGACAAGCGCAGAAACAAATTGAAGGTCAGATTGCTGCATGGTATCAGCGTTTTGCAGATAACAATTCCATTACCCTTCAAGAAGCCAAGCGGATGTTGACCAGTAGGGAACTGGAAGAACTGAAATGGGACATTAACCAGTATATCCGCTATGGGGAAGAAAATGCAATCAACGGTACTTGGGTGAAGCAGCTTGAAAACGCATCTGCCCGGTATCACATCAGCAGACTGGAAGCCTTGAAACTGCACACACAACAAAGTGTGGAAGCGTTGTTTGGCAATCAGCTTGACAGCATTGATTCAGCCATGCGGGAAATTTACACATCCGGGTACTATCACACCGCCTATGAGATTCAGAAGGGGGTGGGGGTTGGTTGGGACTTTGCCACACTGGATGAAAAGACTATTGCCAAGGTGATCAACAAGCCTTGGGCAGCAGACGGAAGGAACTTTTCAGATAGAGTCTGGAACAACCGTCAAAAACTGGTGAATGAACTGAATACTGAACTGACAAGGAACATTATACTGGGGCAAGACCCGCAGAAAGCCATTGATGCGGTTGCCCGGAAAATGAACAGTTCAAAGAATGTGGCGGGGCGGTTGGTTATGACGGAAGAAGCCTTTTTCAGCAGCACCGCACAAAAAGACTGCTTCAATGAACTGGATGTTGAACAGTATGAAATTGTAGCAACACTTGATTCCCATACATCTGAAATCTGTCAGGACATGGATGGAAGGGTGTTCAAGATGTCAGAATGGGAAGTTGGGGAAACAGCACCCCCTTTCCATGTATGGTGTAGAACCACAACTGTTCCCGCCTTTGGTGATGAATTTGACGATCTGGGGGAACGTGCTGCAAGGGGTGCGGATGGTAAAACTTACTATGTACCCGCCAATATGACATATAAACAATGGCAGCAGTCCTTTGTGGATGGGGATAAGTCAGGATTGCAAGAAGCAACACCTGATGATACAATAAAGGCAAAGAAGGAAGTCAAGCAAGTTGCAGAAGAATTGAAAGCTGAAAACTTCCCGGATGCCTTTCTTTCCAAGACTGAAATGAAGAACACACAGGCTTTGGTGGACTATGTGAACGGATTGGAAGGTGCAGATGCAAATGTGGTTGCCCTGTTCAATCGGATGGGCAATCTGGAAAACATTGAAAAGAATGGAATACCATTCAGCATTTCCCATTCAAAGAATCATGCGGTTCAGACATCATCTTATAGACTTACCGGGGATATGGCAGAAGCCAAGCTGACCATTCCAAAACTTCACGGTGATGACCTTGCGGGTCAGGTGAACACCACGCTGCATGAAGAAATGCACTTGATGGACTTGTACGGAAGAAAAGACCCGGCAAAATCAGGCGATTGGTTCAGCGTTCAGAGAAAGTCACTGGTTGATCAGTTCCAACAGACCACTTCTGATATGTCAGATGATGTGAAAAAGCTGTTTTCTGAACATGATGCCAAGTGGAAAGAGGTATCAAGCGCAGTACATGACAAATACAATTCACAGATTACTGCACTGAATGATGCCATGCTGAACAGAACCTTTCAAGGCACGTACAAAGACTATAAGAAGCAGTACAAGAAATTGCAAACACTTCTGGAAGAAGAACGTGACTATGAGAGCAGAAACATCATGGGCGGTGGTATAGGGAACTTGCAAGACATCTATGATGCCCTGTCTGGTGGTGCTTTGCGTGACAAAGGAATTGTGAAGTATGGTCATGGTGGTAGTTATTACCGCAGCATTGAAAGCCGGGTGCATGAAACTGTTGCGAATTATGCAGCTTTGAGCATTACCAGACCAGACCTGATTGATCTGTTACGTGCTGACAAGCCTGATCTGGTCGCTGAACTTGATGAACTGATTTCTGAACTTTTGAAAAAGGCGGGTGGTACATCGTGACAGAACAGGAAATAATCACAAAAGGGGTGAAGATCAGGGAACTTTTGGCAAGCGTTGAGTTCCCCCCGATGCTGTTGCAGTTCTTTGACTTGGATAGTGACAAACTGCTTGATGAAAAAATAGAGGTCTTGACCGCATTGAAAGAGGGGAAGCAGATTTCTGAAATACCAAGACTCTATGACATCTTGGAACTGTACCCCAAGGATGGGACACACTGGGATTAAAACACCGCCTATTTGACGGTGTTTTTTCTTGCCTGAATAAATTACCACTGATTTCCTTTTAGTGGCTATATGGCGATTATATAAGGTCAGAAAGGGGGTTTATTGTGCAGATGAAAAGAAAGACTTAACAGAAAGGGAAGGTGATCTTTACATCTCCCGGTCACTGGGTCAAGTGGCAACATCAGCATCCGGCAAAGGGTGCTTTTTTCATGCGGGTTGTCAAGCGTATAACCGAACAAACCAAACAATCATGTGGGAGTTACCCCGTAAAAAACGTATTTGAAAGGATGGTATAGAAATGACAAGAAAACAGTTAGAAGATTTAGGACTGACTAAGGAACAGGTTGATTCCGTTATCAAGATCAACGGTGAGGACATCGAAAATGCAAAATCTGTGTCCGCTGCTGAAATAAAGAACTTGCAGACCGAGAACGAAGGGTATAAAACCCAGATCGCAGATCGTGACAAGCAGCTTGAAACGCTGAAAACAGCAGCGGGGGACAATGACACCCTGAAACAGCAGATTGCAGACTTGCAGACGGAAAACACCAAGGCGAAGGAAGCCCATGAATCGGAAGTAAACCAGTTGAAGGTTGACTTTGCGGTTGAAAAGGCACTGACCGGGGCAAAGGCGAAGAACGTCAAGGCGGTCAAGGCACTGTTAGACCTGACGGATGCCAAACTGGACAAAGAGGGCAACGTCAAGGGTTTGCAGGAACAGATTGACAAGCTGACCGGGGACGAAAGCACCAAGTTCCTGTTCGATGCTGCACCCGCACAGCAACAGCAGACCTTCAAGGGTTTTCAGCCGGGGGCATCTACACAGCAGAAACCCCCAACTGGGGTTGATCCCAGTAAAATGAACTATGATGAATTGTGTGCCTACTTAGCACAGAATCCTGATGCTAAGTTAGAGTAAAGAAAGCGAGGTAAAAAATTATGCCTAATGACAAATTTGATTCTAAGAGTTTTAACCCGCAGGCTTTTAAGTACATGGTGGGCAGAGTCCCGAACCTGCATATGCACGAAATCAAGAAGTCCAAGGCTTTAGCGGGCAACCCTGACATCAAGGCAACCCTTGGTGGCAGTCAGGGCGGGACTGGCTATGCACGTATTGCCATGCGTGGTCTGCTTGACGGTGAAGCAGTCAACTATGACGGTCAGACCGACATCACCGCAACGTCCACCAAGACCTTTGAACAGGGTGTTGTTGCCGTTGGTCGGGCAAAGGCATGGACTGAAAAAGATTTCAGTTATGACATTACTGGTGGCGTGGACTTCATGCAGAACATCGCTGATCAGGTCGGTGAATACTGGGATGGTGTTGATCAGAATACCATCTTGGCAATTCTGGATGGTGTCTTTGCCATGACCGGGAAGAAAGAAAAAGAGTTTGTGGATGCCCACACCTATGATGTGACGGAAAAGGTTGACGGCAATATGTCCGCAACCACCCTGAACAGCGCAACCAACAAGGCGTGTGGTGCGAACAAGAAGAAGTTCACACTGGTGTTCATGCACAGCGATGTGGCAACGAACCTTGAAAACCTGAATCTGGTTGCACATCTGAAATACACTGATCCGCAGGGTGTGCAGCGTGAACTTGACCTTTACACTTGGAACGGTAAACTGGTGGTTGTGGATGACGATATGCCCGCAGTCAGTCAGGAAGGGTTCTATACCAAGGCAAAGGCAACGGATGCCGGGGCATTGGAAGTTGTTGCCAATGAAACGGAAGCACCCACCCCCAAGCAGATCAAGATTGAGGATGTCACGCCTTTAGCGGAGAGTTACACGGAAGCCAAGGCGGGGGACTATGTGGTGTTTATTGAGGACTTCACCGAGTACACCACCTATGTTCTTGGGAATGGGTCTATTTCCTATGAGGACTTGGGTGTGAAAGTACCCTATGAAATGAACCGCAACCCCGCAAAGAACGGCGGGGAAGATACCCTTTACAGTAGGCAGCGGAAGGTCTTTGCACCGTTTGGTATCTCTTATGAGAAGAAAACACAGGCAACCCTTTCCCCCACGGATGCAGAACTGAAAGATGGTGGCAACTGGGCGTTGGTACATTCCGGCGAAAAGCAGGAAACCAATCGCAGCTACATCAACCATAAGGCAATTCCTATTGCCCGGATCATGTCGAGAGGATAAGTCTGAAAGGGTGGTTATATGTTCGATGTCTACACAGTGACACAGCGGTTGAAATCTTTTGGCTATGAGGTCAAGGCAGATGATGAATTTGCCTTGACCTTTTGCGTTGAGAAAGTCCGCAGCATCATTAAAAGCAACGTGAATTGGCAGGATGTCCCGGAAGGACTGGAATATATTGCCGTTGATATGGCGGTGGGTGAGTTCCTTCTTTCCAAGAAAACCTTTGCCCCATCTGACCTTGACAATTTTGATCTGGATTATGCAGTTAAGCAGATACAGACAGGTGACACCAACACAGTGTTTGCCACTGGTGAAGGAAGCCTGACCCCTGAACAAAGATTGACCAATTTCATCAATTACCTTTTATCCTATGGAAAGGATGAATTTAATTCTTTCAGGCGTTTGCGATGGTAAAAGAAATCAAAGCAGCACAGCAAGCTGCAAGGAAAGCCATTGAAGCAACATATTTTGGGACTTTGACGGTAACAGAGTATGTGAAGGTAAGGGATGATAGGTCAAAGGTAACGAACAGGGGAGAAAGGGTTGTCTTGCAAGATCAGCCTTGCAGACTGTCATTTGAAACACTGAAAGCTGCTATTCAGACAGATTCCGCAGCAAATATCACACAGATTACAAAGCTGTTTGTGTCCCCGGACATCAGGATCAAGGCGGGGTCAAAGATCACTGTTACACAGGACGATGTAACCACTGAATACACTTACAGCGGTGTTCCGGCGTTTTATCCTACCCATCAGGAAATCATTTTAAGCCTGTTTGAGAAGTACGCATAATGGGCAGAATGGGAAGTTTTAACATGGATGGGTTGGAACAGTTCAGGCAACAACTGAACAAACTGCAATCCCCGGATGCCTTTGTGGAATCGTGTGCAAAAGAACTTGCTGCAAGGCTTTTGAGGATGGTGGTAAAAAGAACCCCGGTGGGGAAATACCCGAAAAGTACCGGGAAAAAAGGCGGGACACTTAGAAGGGGGTGGACTGGTGAAAAACGGTCATCTGCACAAGGATATGCAGATTCTTTAGAAGTCCGGCGGTCTGGTGATACCTATATCATTGAACTGGTGAACCCTGTTGAATATGCTTCCTATGTGGAGTATGGACACAGGACAGCGAATCACAAGGGATGGGTAAAGGGTAGGTTTATGATGACCATATCAGAACAGGAACTTGAAAAGATTGCCCCGAAGGTGCTTGAAAACAAGATCAAAAAATATTTAGGGGGATGTATCAAATGACCAATTCAATTATTGAAGCAATCAGCATTTCCCTGAATGAAGAATTTGGGGATGGATATGAAATTTTCACGGAAGAACTGGAACAAGACTTGAAAGAGCCTTGTTTTTTTATTTTCTGCCTGAACCAAAAACCTGAACTGTTCCTTGGGAAACGGTATTTCCGGGAATTGCCATTCTGCATCCAGTATTTTCCCCAGTCTGCAAATGCACAGTCTGAATGTAATGCAGTAGGGGAAAGGATGTGGTGCTGCTTGGAATATATCACCATTTACGGTGAAGAAAAGCCGATCCGGGGGACAAAAATGAAATATGAAGTAGTTGACGGTGTTCTGAACTTTTTTGTGAACTATGACAACTTTGTCATTAAGCAGGAACAGCAGACACCGATGGAAACCCTGAAAGAAAGCACAAGTTTGAAAGAAGGTGGTTAAACTGGCGGGAGTGAAGAAAAACAGTGCGAGTGCTGCAAATGTTCAGACTTCTGAACAGAAGTTTAGCAAGGAACAGCTTGTTGCATCTGCAAGGTACAGAGATCACAGGGACTTGGTGGATGCCCTTCTTGAAGAAGATAAAAGATACACCAAAGCAACAGTTGACAAGATGATCGAGGATCACATGAAAAGGAAGGTGAAATGATATGGCTTTAGGTGGCGGTGGTTTTACCACACAGAACAAAGACTTGCCCGGTGCTTATATGAACTTTGTTTCTAAGGCATCCGCAACCGCTGCCCTGTCTGACAGGGGGATTGCAACCATGCCCCTTGAACTGGACTGGGGAAAGGAAGGGGAAGTTTTTGAAGTAACCAACGAAGATTTCCAGAAGAACAGCCTGAAAATTTTTGGGTATTCTTTTGACCACCCGAAAATGAAAGGGATCAATGATCTGTTCATGGGTGCAAGAACACTGTACGCATACCGCCTGAACGGTGGCGGGGAAAAGGCAGCAAACAAGTTTGCAACCGCCCTGTATGGCGGTGCGCGTGGAAACGATCTGAAAATCGTTGTCCAGACCAATGTGGACGATGAAACCAAGTATGATGTCCTGACCTATCTGGGGACTGAAAAGGTGGATGAACAGACTGTTTCCAAGCCGGGTGAACTGGTTGCCAATGACTTTGTGACATGGAAAGAGCTTGAAAGTCTGGAAGTGACCGCATCCACGCCCCTGACCGGGGGAACGAACAAGGAAGTGACCGGGACGGATCACTCTGCATATCAGGGCAAGATTGAAGCCTACTCTTACAACGTCATGGGGGTTGTGGTTACAGAAGAAGTGACCAAGAAATCTTATGTGGCGTTTAATAAGCGTATGCGGGATGAACTTGGTCTGAAATGTCAGTTGGTGGTACATGATCTTGCTGCTGATTATATGGGTGTGATCAGCGTGAAAAACAAGGTGACTGACAGTGACAGTTCAGAAGCATCCCTTGTGTACTGGGTAACTGGTATTGAAGCCGGATGTGAGGTGAACAAGTCCTGTCAGAACAAGAAGTATGACGGTGCTTTTACGGTCAACACCGATTACACCCAGACCCAGTTGAAGGAACTGAAAAAAGGCGGGTTCTTTGTGCTGCACAAGGTCAATCAGGATGTCAGGGTGTTAGAGGACATCAACACGTTAGTCACCACAACGGACACTTGCGGGGACGTTTTCAAGGATAACCAGACCATCCGTGTCATTGACCAGTTGGGAAATGATGTGGCGGTGCTGTTCAACACCAAGTATTTAGGTGTTGTTCCCAATAACGCATCCGGCAGAACTTCCCTTTGGTCTGATCTGGTGAAACTTTGTAGTCAGTTGCAGACCCTTGGGGCAATAGAGAACTTTGCCGATTCTGACATCACGGTTGCACAGGGGGACAGTAAAAAGTCCGTGGTTGTGGACACGGCAATTACTGTTGTAAATACCATGTCGCAACTGTATATGACAGTTACGGTGGCATAAGGAAAGGCGGGTGATTAAGAATGGAAAACAATGTCATTATGAAAGCACGTGACACCATCGCTGCAAAACTGGCAGAGTGCTTCCTGACCATTGGAACAAGGCGATATAACTTCATGCAGATGATCGACATGGAAGCCAAGGTTGACAAGACCAAGGCAAAAGTTCCCAGACTGGGGGCGGTCATGGTTGGTCACAAGTCATGCGGGATGGAAGGTACTTTTTCCGGCACAGCACACTATAATCAGTCTGTTCTTAGGCAGGCTTTGCTTGACTATAAGAATACTGGTGCAGATGTGTATTTTGAAATGCAGATCACCAATGATGATCCAACATCCGATGCGGGCAGACAGACCATCATTTTCTATGACTGCAACACAGACGGCGGTGTGTTGGCAAAGTTTGATGCTGACGGTGAGTATTTGGATGAAGAAATCGAAGGAACTTTTGAAGATTTTTCGATGCCGGAGTCCTTTGCGAATCTTACCGGGTTTCTTACCAACTAAGCGGTGAAAACCCCCTTGTGTGGCTTTATATAACTGCCATATAAGGGGGTTTTTATATTGAGTGATAAACAGAAAGGAGAACAACAAAAATGTCAAATTTCAGTAGATTTATGAAAGCGAACAAGATCGCATTACAGAATGAAAAGTATGCACCCACAAGCAGCTTGCGGGATGAAAACGGCAACCCGCTTGAATGGGAGTTTAAGCATATCAGTTCCAAAGAGAATGAAGCCTTGCGGGATTCCTGCACCATTGAAGTTCAGGTAAAGGGAAAACCCAACCTTTACAGACCCAAGGTGAAAACAGCGGAGTACCTTGCAAAGATGATCGTGGCATCTACCGTCTGCCCTGATCTTTATGATAAGGAATTGCAGGACAGTTATGGAGTGATGACCCCGGAAGAACTGCTTTATGCTATGGTGGACAATGCCGGGGAATATCAGGACTTCACTGTCTGGATGCAGAAGTTTCAGGGTTTTACCAAAAGCCTTGAGGATAAGGTGGATGAAGCAAAAAACTGATAGATGACGGTGACTGGGAAGCAAACTATGCGTATTATGCCCTTCACAAACTTCACATATTACCGTCACAGTTTCTTGAAATGGAAGAAAATGAAAAGGCGTTTGTCATAGCTGCCATAAAGATCAAGGTGGAGAATGACAAGAAAGAGAAGAAGAAAGCGGAAAGCAAAGCAAAGCGAAAATAGAAAGGCGGGTGAAAAGCGGTGGCATCTATCCAGACTGGGATTGAATTAAATGATCAGTTCAGTGGAGTTCTGAACAACATCATAAATTCAGTGAACCTTGCGGTGGCATCCATGTACGATATGCAGCAGAGCATGAACGCTGATATTGATACAAGCAGCATCGAAGGGGCAAGGAATGAGATTGATCAGGCAACCGCTGCCATCAATGCGATGAATGAAGCATTGAACCATCAGGTGTCACCCGATGTTGTACCACCCACACCCGACACTGGCACACCAGAGGTCATCAATGTGGATGTGAACCCGGTGCTTCCTGACCCGCTTGTTGAAAACCCTGATAGTATTCCCCTTGAAGTTCAACCCAATGCACCCCCTGAACCTGTTCAAATACCTGTTCAGTGGGAAACAGACGGTTTAGAGGTTTTCACAAGCACAGGAATTGAACGCTTTCAGCAAGAGGTTCAGAGCGCAAACGGAATGTTGGAACAGTTAAGCAATACGCAGGATGCGATTGCAAGACAGGCTTTCAACACCAACATATTACCCCCGGATGCGTTTCAGGACTTGAACAGACTTGCAACCAGAATTGATCTGGTCAGAGGGCGCATCCAACAGCTTGAAAATAACCCGGTCAACATCGGTACTGATGTGGCAAATGCAGAACTGGAACAGTTACGTGGACAGTTAAGTCAGGCAATAGAAGAACAGGAAGCATTGAACCGTGCTGTTGACAATATGGATGTTCCTGCTGCCAATGCTGCCTATTTGCGGTTATCGCAGACAGTGGGCAACACTGAACGGTACATCAGGGACAACGTGGATGAACAGGGGCGGTTTAACCGAGAAATACAAGAAGGGACACAGGAAGCAAATGCCCTACTGGACACCATCAAGGGGGCGGTTGCTGCTTATGTGAGTATTCAGAGCATTGGAAAGGCACTGGATATTTCAGATGAATTGACCTTGACCACATCCAGATTGGACATGATGAATGACGATCTGCAAACCACACAGGAATTGGTCAACATGGTGTATGCTGCTGCACAGGATGCACGTGGTTCATTTTCGGATATGGCAGATGTGGTTGCCCGGTTTGGTAACAATGCGGGCGATGCGTTCAGCAGTTCAGAAGAAGTTGTTGCCTTTGCTGATCTGGTGCAGAAACAGATGACTATTGCCGGGGCAGGAACACAGGAAGCAGCCAATGCCATGTTGCAGTTGTCACAGGCGTTGGGTTCAGGTGTCTTGCGTGGCGATGAACTGAACAGTATCTTTGAACAAGCACCAAACCTGATCCAGTCCATAGCTGACTATCTGGATGTTCCTATTGGTCAGATTCGTGAAATGGCATCGGAAGGTGAACTTTCAGCGGACATTGTAAAAGCAGCGATTTTTGCAAGTGCAGATGAAATCAATGCAAGGTTTGAACAGATGCCCATGACATGGGGGCAAGTGTGGCAATCCATGCAGAACACCGCATTGATTGCTTTTCAGCCTGTTTTGCAGAGATTGAACCAGATCGCAAACAGTGACGCTTTTCAGACCTTTGTGAATGGTGCTATTGAAGCGATGGCAACCCTTGCCAATGTGATCCTGAACATCTTTGATCTGGTTGCGATGGTCGGCGGTTTTATCGCTGATAACTGGTCAGTGATCAGTCCTATCATCTATGGTGTTATAGCTGCCTTGGCGGTGTATGCTGCATATCTGGGTATTGTGAAAGGTATGGAGATCGCAAGTGCAGCAGCCACGGCAATAATGACCGGGGCGAAGCTGCTTGATGCTGCTGCTATGGTGGTATTCACTGGTGCGACATGGGCGGGTGCTACTGCACAAATGGGACTTAATTCTGCTATGTATGCCTGTCCTATTGTGTGGATCGTGGTGCTTGTAATTGCCCTGATCGCAGCACTGGTTGCACTTTGTAACTGGATCGCACAGGTGACTGGTGCAGCCAATTCAGGAATTGGTATCATCGTGGGGGCGTTATCAGTGGCAGCAGCGTTTATTGGAAATTTGTTTGTTGCCCTGATCAACATGGTGATAGATATATTTGTGGTACTATGGAACTTCATAGCTGCCTTTGTGAACTTTTTTGGGAATGTGTTCACTGATCCGGTCGGTGCTATTGCCCGCCTGTTCTTTGATTTGGTGGACACGATCCTTTCTTTGCTGCAAACTTTGGCGGGTGCGATTGATGCAATTTTCGGTTCAAACCTTGCGGGTGCAGTTCAGGGGTGGCGTGATAACCTTGGCGGTTGGGTTGATGAAACCTTTGGTCAGGGTGAAGAAATTATGGCAAAGGTCAGCGGTGAAGATTGGCACGTTGACCGTTTTGAATATGGTGAAGCGTGGGATGCGGGGGTTGCCGTTGGTGACGGAATAGCGGAAGCCATTGACAACTTTAGTCTTTCAGATATTTTTGGAAGCACAGACATCCCAGACCCGCAGGATTATACATCAGGTTTTGAAGATGTGATTGCAAGTTCTGGCATGGGTGACAACCTTGGTGATATTGCCGGGGACACTGGTGCGATTAAGGACGGTTTGGACATCACAGAAGAAGATTTGAAGTATTTGCGGGACATCGCTGAACAGGAAGCAGTAAACAGATTCACAACCGCTGAAATAAAGGTTGACATGACCAACAACAATAACATCAATAATGGGATGGACTTGGACGGTGTTGTGTCTGGCTTGACCGATGCGGTGAACGAAGCAATAGAAACTATGACAGAGGGGGTGCATGACTAATGGCTAAAAGCGGATATGATTTCTACTTGGATAAATGCCTGTTGCCTGTCACCCCCGAAAAACTGACAATCAGTATTGAGAACCAGAACAAAACAGTGAACCTTATCAATGAAGGTGAAATAAACCTATTGAAGAAGCCGGGACTGACAGAAGTGGAGTTTGAATGTGACATACCACAAGTGAAACAGCCTTATGCAGTCTACACCAATTCATCAGGGTTCAGGGCAGCATCCTATTTTCTGGACTATTTTGAAACGCTGAAAACCAGTCAGAAACCATTCCAGTTTATAGTGTGCAGGAAAAAGCCTGACGGAAAAAGCCTTTTCAACACCAACATCAAGGTATCACTGGAAAGTTACAAACTGACCGAGGATGTCAAGGAAGGTTTTGACATCAAGGTCAAAATCACGTTGAAACAATGGCGGGATTATGGGACAAAGACAGTCAAGGTGACAATCACAGCGGAGAAACCAAAAGCTGCACCTGAACCAGTGCGGGCAACTACCAATTCACCCGCCCCGGCATCTGCCCAGACCTATACGGTTGTAAAGGGTGACTGCTTGTGGAATATTGCCAAAAAGTTCTATGGCAACGGTTCAAAATATACCGTCATTTATAACGCTAACAAGGGTGTCATTGGTGGCAATCCAAACTTGATCTATCCGGGACAGGTTTTGACCATTCCGGCAGCGTAACACAGTCAGACAATATCAGAGAATGGAGCTGATATTGTCTGACATTTTTGTTGAAAGGCGTGGTTTAATGAGTGTTGAACTTTTGATTGCAAATGAATCAGGAACAAAAGCATATCTTCCTGCTGTTCAGGAAGGGATTGAATGGAGTACAGAGCGCAGAAGCACCCCCGGAAAGCTGACTTTTAAGGTTATGAAGGATGATATTTTGGACTTTTCGGAAGGAAGTGCGGTCAGGATGCGTGACAATGGGGACAATATTTTTTTCGGTTTTGTATTTAAGCAGCAGCGAAACAGAGAAAAAGACATCATCACGGTAACGGCATATGACCAGTTGCGTTATTTGAACAATAAGGATACAAAAATTTTTGAAAATACAACTGCATCCGGGATCATCAGCAGTATAGCAGCGGACTACTCACTGAATGTTGGAAGTCTTGCAGCAACGAATTATAGAATAGCATCAAGGATTGAAGAAAATACATCCTTGTTTGAAATGATAGAAAATGCCCTTGATCTGGAACTTACAAACCTTGGGAATATGTTTATTCTGTATGATGACTTTGGGAAACTTACTTTGAAGTTTCTTGGGGATATGTATGTTGGTGATAACAGTTCAGGGTATCTTTGCATAGATGAAGATACCGGGCAGAATTATGACTATACATCCAGTATTGATGATTCAACATACAACAGGGTTAAGCTGACCTATGACAATGAAGAAACCGGGAAAAGGGAAGTCTATATTGCACAAGATTCTTCCAACATCAACAGGTGGGGTATTCTGCAATACTTTGACACACTATCCAAGGGCGAAAATGGACAGTCAAAAGCGGATGCCCTTCTTTCCCTTTACAATAAAAAAACCCGAAAACTGAAAATCACAGATGCCATTGGTGACAATAGAGTCAGGGCGGGATCAATGGTACTGGTGAACCTTGACTTGGGGGATGTGAAACTTAAAAATTTCATGCTTGTGGAGAAATGCAAACACACCTACAAGGAAAGTGAACACTGGATGGACTTAACGCTTAGAGGGGGTGAGTTTGTTGCCTGATGCAACTGATCTGACAAAAGCAATAAAAAGGGCAGCGTTAGAAGCGCAAGAATCAACAAAACCTGTCAATGTGTGTTTTGGGACGGTGGAAACGGCATCACCCCTGACAATCAATGTTGAACAGAAGATGATATTGACGGAAAAGCAACTTATCCTTACCCGGAATGTAACAGAGTACACCACAATGGTCACAGTTCAATGGATGACGGAAAAAGAAGAACAGAGCCACAAGCACCAGTTGAAGAACATCACCGATGATGGCGGGGACAAGATCGCATCCGCTTACACCGAAACACAGGACACCAAGCACATACATGACATTGAGGGTACAAAGCAGATGACATTTCACAATGCCTTGGAACAGGGGGAAGAAGTAATACTGATCAGACAGCAGGAAGGTCAGAAATATATTGTGCTTGACAGGATAGGGGGTGGTACAAAATGATACCTTCAACCAGTGGTTTTCTGAAACAAGATTTTGAAATTGAGGAACAGCCAAGCCTTACTTACAAAATGGACTTAAACGGCAATTCAGTCCGGGGGTTCACCGATGAACAGGAAGCTATGAAACAAACGGTGTTCAGGATATTGAACACTGAACGGTATCAGTTCATCATTTATCCTTGGTATTATGGCATTGAAACCCTTGACCTATACGGTGAACCTGTCACGTGGGTATGTCCTGAACTTGAACGCAGGATCACAGAAGCGTTGCTTGTGGACACAAGGATCATCAGTGTCACTAACTTTGAATTTGACTTGTCCATTAAGGGAGTTGTTCAAACTTCCTTCACTGTCAATACCGTTTATGGTGCAATTAAAGCGCAGAAGGGGGTGGAAATATAAAATGTACGAAAATGAAACCTATGAAGTCATTCTTGACAGGATGCTTGACCGGGTATCTGACAAACTGGATAAAAGACCCAGTTCCCTGATTTATGATACCCACAGTTCAACAGCCATTGAACTTCAAATTTTATACATTGAACTGGAATACCTGATCATCAATTCATACGGTGACACCGCTGCAAGGGAATTTTTGGTCAGACTGGCAAAGGACAGGGGACTGTCACCTGAACCCGCAACCCATGCGGTTCTGAAAGGGGTATTTACCCCGGCATCCGTTGATGTGACTGGCAAGCGGTTCAACATCGGTGAAGTGAACTATGTTGTATTGCAGCAGATCACACCGGGGGAATATCAGGTACAGTGTGAAACAGCCGGGGCAATAGGCAATCAGTTCCTTGGTCAGATGATCCCGATGGAATATATTGACGGACTTGAAACCGCAAACCTGACAGAAGTGCTTATTCCCGGAGAAGATGAAGAAGATACAGAGGTATTCAGGCAACGGTACTTTGACAGTTTCAATGAACAATCCTTTGGCGGGAACAGGGCAGACTATCTTGCCAAGGTCAGAGGAATTGACGGTGTTGGCAACTGCAAGGTGGAACGAGTCTGGAATGGTGACATCAGACCCGCAGACATGATCCCTTCTGCTGTTGTTGATGCGTGGTACAATTCCACCATTGGCACACTGAACGGAGAAGTGCAGGAATGGCTTGAAACGGTCTATCAGGCAGCCAAGCAAAAGAAACTGACTGTTGGTGGCACTGTCTATGTATCAATCATTGATTCTGATGATTACGGTGAAGCAAGTTCAACACTTGTTCAAAGTGTTCAAACAACACTTGACCCGGAAGAAAATGCGGGGGAGGGATATGGACTTGCCCCCATCGGTCATGTTGTCAAGGTGGAAAGTGCTAAACCAGTACAGACGGACATCAGAACCAGTGTCACCTTTGAAGAAGGACACAACTGGTCAAATACCGGGGATGCAATCAGGGCAGCAGTCAGTGCTTATCTGTTGGAGTTAAGGAAGGACTGGGCAAACACATCAGCGGTTATTGTCCGTGTCAGTCAGATTGAAACAAGAATCCTTGGCGTGGAAGGTGTGCTTGATGTCACCAACACCACCATCAACGGAAAAGCAAGCAACCTGACCTTGACCCAGTACCAGATTCCAATACTGGGGGGTGTGTCTGCATGATCAGAGAAGTTGACCTTGTTTCATACATCCCGCCATTCATGCAGACATATAAAGAGCCTGTTGCAGCACTGGAAGCGGAAAACCCGGAATTTCAAATTGTGTGGCGGGCAACTGACCGTGTTCTGAACAATAGGTTTATTTCCACCGCAGATGAATACGGCATTTCCCGCTTTGAAAAAATGCTGAACATTTTTCCGTCAAGTGAAGATACCCTTGAATCAAGGCGGTCAAGGGTACAAAGCAAATGGTTCAATAAGCTGCCCTATACGTGGCGGGTTCTGCTGCAAAAGCTGACGGTGTTGTGTTCTGACACAGATTTTACCTTGACCCATAATTTTGATGTCGGGTACACCTTGACCATTGAAACAGACCTTGAACTGTATGGACAGGTGGAAGAACTGGAAAGGATCATCAACACCCTGATCCCTGAAAACATAGTGATTGATTCTAAGAACAACATCCCTTGCAATATCAGCGGTGTTGTTCTTTTTGCGGGCGGGATGTGCTTTGTCAACCTGTTCACTATAACCAGTGATTTCAGGGAAGTCTTTGAAATCAACGGATCAGCAGACCTTGGCGGTGGCGTTGTCCAGACTGAAATGTTAAAGATCACAACGGACAGCCGGGAAACGCACAACATTCAGGGTGTTGCTTCCTTGGGTGGAAATATCGTGGAAACTGCTTTTGTTACTGTATCACAAGATTTTAGTGAAACAGTCCGAACAGACGGAAATGCAAATATAGCATCCGGCACTGTTCAGGTTGATTTCATTGAAATAACAACATAGAAAGGAATGAAGAAAGATGGCACAGTATTCAAAACTGATCATTACAAACAATGGTCAAGCACTTCTGGCAAAAATGATTGCCGGAACTGGGAACATATCTTTCACAAAGGTGTGTTCATCCAGTACACAGTATCAGTTGGATCAGTTGCAGGCATTGACTGCATTGACCAACATTCAGCAGACAACGCTTGTATCTAAGATCACCCGCACAAATGAGGTTGCAATCAAGATTGAAGCAGCCTTTTCCAATGCGGACATCAAGACCGGGTACTATATGCGTACCCTTGGGTTATATGCGGTTGATCCTGACAAGGGTGAAATTCTGTATGCTGCTTGTATTGAAACGTCAAATAACTGTTATATGCCCCCATATAACGGTGTTACGGTATCAGCAGCATATATTCAGCTTTACACCACTGTTGGAAATGCTGAAAACGTATCGCTTGAAGTCAGTCCGGGGGCATATGCAACCATTGGTGACATTCAGGAACTGGAACAGGAAATTGCAGACCTGAAAGCCTATGTTGGCTATACCGATGGGGACATTTACGGTGTGGAAGTGGACTTTGAAAACAAGAAGTTCACACGCCTTGCGGGGGCAGCGAACAAGACACCGGGAAAGGACTTTGACAGCATCCCTTGCTTTGGTGGCAGAAAGCGGTGCAACCTGACGGATGATGGGCGGGTCGCAGCCTACTATGGGGAAGCGGGTTTTTCAACAACCGGGGCATTGACACAGGCTATTGACCGCAACCCCAAAGAAGCAGAGTCCCCGGATGACAAGCTAAAATTTGCGGTGGGGACAAAGGTTCAGGTCATGGTGGAACAGCCTAAGTTCTATTATAAGGTTGTACCGCTGAAAATCGAGAAGAAGCACAAGGGCGGGATCACCCGCAAGGTCAGGTATTATGTATCTGACACCCCCAAGGCGGGTTTCAAGCTGCATCCCGGATTCCTTGAAAATGGGAATGAGAATGAAAAGATTTATCTGGCAGCTTTTGACGGTTCACTGTATGACACAAGCACAGAAGCCTATATCCTTGATGATTCACAGGTTGCTGACTTTGCTGCTGATCTGTTGTGCAGTATTGCCAATGCAAAACCGCTTTCTGGTCTTACCCAGAACGCAACAAGAAAGAATGTCAGAGCATTGGCAGAAAAGCGTGGGGCAGGATGGGAACAGGCGTATGCAGCAACCGTGTCTGTGTCCCAGATTTTAATGCTAATCGAATATGCAACCTTCAATATGCAGACCGCCATTGGAAATGGTGCAGTTTCCAAGACTGATGACGCATCAAGCAACATGGCAGAACCGACAGGTGCAACAATCAACCTTGGTAACGCATCCGGCACAGCTTCCAATGAAAGCGGTGTTATGTTCGTATCGTACCGGGGTGAAGAAAACTTCTGGGGCAACATCTGGTTCTGGGTGGATGGTATCAATGAAAATATGGATGCTACAACCCATGAAGGGGCAATTTATATTGCTGATCATACCTTTGCGGATGACAGCAAGGCAGCCCCCTATGTGGATGCCGGGATCATCGCAGTTTTCGGGAATGGGTATGTTTCCGCTTTCTGTTATTCAGAAGAATTTGACTGGTTATTTATTCCCGGTGAACTGCTTGGCAACACAGCACTTCCTGTTGGTGACTACCACTGGAACGGCAATACTGGTTGGCGGGTCGCTGTATTGGGTGCTCATTGGGGTTAATGGCTTGCCTGCCGGTGCCTTTTGTTGGCATCTGGCTAATGCTTCATCGTATCGTGATCGGGGTATCGGCGGTCGGTTGGTGTATGTACCGTCCAAGAAGGAAGCAGCATAATCAATAATTTTTTCATAGGTGATCAGGATGCTATAAAGATGACCACGGTTCAAGCGCACACTATAAAAGCAGTAAAAACAATTAAGTCACTAAATTAGGTGCTAATTGGAATAATGGCTTGAATACCAGTGCCTTTTATTGGAATCTGAATAATGCTTCATCGAATCGTAATCGGAATATCAGCAGTCAGTTAGTAAATGCACTTTATGCAGCAACACCCGCCTGAAATATGGCGGGTGTTTCCCTATGAAACAAAAAATCAATGTACTGAAAACTGATCACCGTACCACTGGGTAAAACATCAAAGACTGCATGGGTTGTATTAGTAGACCGCACAGGCGGGTTGAAAGTTCATCCCTTAGTGCATACAAAGGACGGGGAACTTTGTGAAACGCTATGGCTATTTGTTTGAAAAAATATGTTCAATGGAAAACCTTGAACTGGCATACCAACACGCAAAGAAAGGAAAGGGGTGGTATAGAGAGGTTCAGCAGATAGAGAAAAGACCCTACTATTATTTGGCGGGTTTACAATGGATGCTGAAAAACCACAAGTTCAGAACTTCTGAATATGTGACATTCACGAAAAATGACGGTAAGAAGGAAAGGGACATTTACAAATTGCCTTTCTTTCCTGACAGGATATGTCAATGGGCAGTTCTGCAAGTGATTGAACCGCAGTTATTGGCATACTTCACGGATGACACATATTCTGCAATACCAGACAAAGGCATCCATGCAGCTTTCAGGAAGTTGCGGAAAGCGGTTGATACTGTCCCGGAAGAAATGACCTTTTGCATGAAAATTGACTGCAAAAAGTTCTATCCTTCCATTGACCATGAACTGTTAAAGCAAAAGTTCAGGAAAAAGTACAAAGACCCTGAACTGCTTGACCTGATAGATGAAGTGATTGACAGTATCAGCACTTGTCCGGCAACGGAAGAAAACATTGAATTTTATCAGTCATGCGGGAATGAAATCAGGATTGTCACATCAGAAGAAGGGAAACAGTACATTGACGGTGTTGGTATTCCAATAGGCAATTACTTTTCACAGTATGATGGCAATTTCTTCCTGACAGAATTTGACCACTGGATCAAAGAGGTCAAGCACGTAAAGCATTATTACCGTTATATGGATGACATCTGCATATTTGCAGACTCAAAGGAGAAGCTGCACCAACTGCTGCAAGAAATAGAAGAATATTTCAGGATAAAATTGAAATTAAGACTAAAAGGCAATTATCAAATATTCCCATCATTCATCCGTGGCATAGACTTTGTGGGGTACAGAATTTTCCTGAATTATACCCTGCTTAGAAAGTCCACCTGTCAGGAGTTTAAGCGAAAGATGACTGCAATCAGGAAAAAGGTGGAAAGCGGAAAGGAAATGAACTATTCAGAATGGTGTTCAATCAATTCTTATAAGGGTTGGTTGAAATATTGTGATGATTACCACCTGTCTGAAAAATACATTGTACCTATTCAGCCATATGCTGATAGATATTACAAAGAACACATAAAAAAGAAAGGCGGTAAAAAGCATGAAAAAGTATCCCAAAGTGAAAAGCGTGCAGCAGCCTGAACCCAAGACCATTGATGATTTTTCGGTTTGGGTTGCAGAAAACATTGTCCCGGTATCTGAACCGGGGACAGATGATCAGCCGGGGTTTGAAGGTTATGAATATGACCTTACCCAGTACACCAAGGATGAATACATCCAGATGATTGACGAAAAGAACGCTGCACTGGAAAAACAGATTGATGACACACAGATTGCCTTGTGTGAAGTCTATGAACTGTTACCGTAAGGAAGGGGGTGAAAAGGGATGGCACGTGTCTATGCTGATCTGATCAGGAAGGGACTGAAAACCTTAGAGGATGTCCCTGAAAAGCTGAAAGAAGCAGTCAAGGAAATTTTGGCGGGCGGTGATGACTGATGTGGTTTATCAGTCTTATCATGCGAATCTTACTAAGAAAAGAGGTGAAAGACATGGCAGTTATCTATGCAACCCTGATTGTCAAGGGCAAGAAGAACTTTTCTGATGTGCCGGAGAGGATCAAGGAACAGGTCAAGGAAGTCCTGATTGACCTTGATTGTGGCGAACTTGCACAGTAGGCAAGGGAAATTATCAAGCAGAGAAAAACAACCGCTATATGAGCCTTATATAAGGTCATGGGCGGTTGTTTTTCTTAGAAAGAAGGTGAGGTTGTGACAGTTGAAATTGCCCTTTTGATTTCTGCCCTTTCCGTTGGCTTTGCGGTGTATTCAGGCATCCAGAACCTTAAACGGAATAAGGCAACGGATGACAAGAAGGAAGCCACTGAAATGACAACGGTAATTGTCAAGTTGGAGAACATCAGCAAGGACACCGGGGAAATCAAGAATGACATGAAAGATGTGAAGCAGGATGTGAAGAAGAACACTGAACAGATCATCAGGCTTGATGAATCTTTGAAGTCAGCTTGGAAAAGGATTGCCCTGTTGGAAGAAAAAAGGGGGCAAGACCCGGATGAATGAAAGAGAAGTCAGGGAACTGGAACGCAAAGACCGGGTTGAAGCTGTCCGGCATAAAAAGAAAATGCGGAAGATGGAACTGACTGCTGCCCGGAAGAAAAACAGCGATTCACTGATCTGGGTGTGGGAGTTTTCCAAGAAACTTGTGCTGATCTGTTCTGCTTTGTATGTTTTCAGTTTCTTCTATTCATGTGTGGTAATGTGGAAATTTTTTGATTTCACGTACCTTGGAACTTTTATTGAACAGGCAAGTGACATCCTGAAAACGTGTGTTTTTGGCTACTTCATAAAGGCGGGAATTGAAAACGTGATCAAAATATCCTGTTCAAAGTCCGCTAAACAGAATGAACAGGAAGTTGATGCGGATGCACTTGCTGCACCAGACGGAGAAGAAAGCGAGGGAAAATAAATGGATTATATGTCTATCATCAGTCAGGTGTTGATGATCGTGGCGGTTTTGACCGTCTTTGTGAACATCATCACCGAGGTATTGAAGAACAGCTTTGGTTTCCTGAAAGGGTCAAAGATGATCAACGTCTTTGTGTTGATCCTTTCCTTGGTGGTGACGGTGGCGGTTTTCATCGCATACTGGCAGATCAAGCAGTTGGAAATCACTTGGTACATCATAGCAGCGTTCATTGTCATTGGCTTTATGGTTGCCTATGCTGCTATGTTTGGCTATGACAAGCTGATGAAATATTTTCAGAAGGAAGGTGACAAGTAATGAATGTTATTGAAAAAATTATCAGCGTTGCAAAGGCAGAGATTGGAACTTGTGAACCCACTGGGGATGACAAGTACATCAAGGTTTACAATGCCCTGACCGGGGCGGGGTTCAACATGGCGGTGGCATGGTGTGCCATTTTCGTGACATGGGTACTTTACACCGCAAATGTGGCAAAGTCCATTGTTCCTTACTTTGCAAGTTGCGATGTGGGAATGAACTGGTTCAAAGACAGGAAACAGTGGAAGAACGGAAAGGGTTATGGTGGATCATATACCCCTAAAGCCGGGGACATCATTTTCTTTTCAGGCGGTTACAACCAGAAAGACAGTACCCATGTAGGCATTGTGACAGGTGCATCCGGCAACACTGTCCACACCATAGAGGGGAACACATCAGATGCAGTCCATGAGCGCAGCTATGACCAGTACAACAAATATATTCTTGGGTATGGCATCCCTGATTATGGTGTGGATGCACAGGTATCTGCACCCGCATCTGTTGCACCCACAGCGGGATATGACACAGTGACGGTCAAAAAGGGTGACACCCTTTGGGGACTTGCTGCAAAGTATCTTGGGAATGGTGCAAGATACAAAGAGTTTATGACTCTGAACAGTTTGACAAGCACCACAATCCATGTTGGTCTTGTCCTGATGATTCCGGGGACGAACAAACAGGCAGCGGATGCAGGAAAGTCTACCAAGACCTACACCGTGAAGAAAGGTGACAGTCTTTGGAAGATCGCAGCATCCACCCTTGGGAATGGGGCAAGGTACAAAGAGATCATGCAGCTTTCCGGGATCAGCAGCACAACCATCTATGCGGGTCAGGTGCTTACTATCCCGGCAGCGTGATGTGTTTCTAATTTGTTACTAATTGGCAACATTTAAGGCAATCTTAGACCGCTTTTGAAACTGAACTTTTCAGAAAAAACAAGTGTTTCAAGGGGTTTGAAATTGTTCAAATTTATGGTATAATGAATTTATCAGAACAGGAAGGTTTTCAGCCCATGCAGGATACAGAGCAGGAGTACCAAAAGCAGATCAAAGA